ATCGCCGCTCCTTCCGATATGGCGCTTAACGCCAGCGGCGATAACCCGACCAGCCCGTTAAAGCCGAAGCCTTTCAGGTGGAAGATCTCCTTTGGTTTAAAGTCCACATACTCGCTGTCGCGCCGGTACCGGTAGATGACATTTTTTCCATCGAGCCGGACATCCATATTCGCGCTCATCAGCGGAAGCAGGCTGATGACATCGCCGACGCTGTTACGCTCCACATGCGCGTAGGCATTGCCGTAGGCGCAGAGTTGCATTGTCATCGCTTCGCGAAACTCCAGCGCGGTCATGAAGTTGTTGGGCCGGAAGCGAAGAAGCCTCGCCAGCGGGTTCTGGTTGCCGACTTTCTTTCGCTGATCATCGATGGTTTCAAAAACATCCAGCGGTAACGAGGCTGTTACGGTGGAGATGAGCCGGATACAGGCCCATACGGTGCTGATCGACATGTTGCGTTCATCACTCACCACCGATTCCCCGACAGTGCCGTGAGCGGATGTGCCCGCCATCTGCGAGCCATTATCCGGTGAGACCAGGCGGCAACCGGTCAGAATAGAGGCCATGCGCGCCCAGAATGGCGATCGCGTTCGCAGGTCAATGCTGTAATCGGTATCTGCCATTTTTAAACGCTCAAAAAGTTGTAAATGAAATCGTTAACATCGCCAGGGTCTTCCACCTCATCACTGGTCTGCGCGCCGATAGACATGGCCAGCGCCACCATGCCGTCAATACGGCCGCTCGACTTGCCTTTAACAAACTTGCGGTTACCAGCGGGGTCGGTGATTACCGTGGCGTTTTTGGCGCACATTTCGAGGATTGGGTGGTTGCCATGCTTCAGCTGCGCGCCGAGCAGTCTGGCTTCCAGTTCCCTGAGTGCAGGCGACATGGAGACAAAACCCTGGCCGAATTCCACGAACCGCTCAAGCTCCGCCTCAGTGAAACCGGCGTCTATAAGATGCGGACGAAGGAATCGCATGTTGTAGCGGTCGAAAGCCAGTACCCTGACGTTACAGATATCAAAAACGCGCCGCAGCTCCCGGGCAATAAAGGCATACTCAATAGCTTTCCCGGGTGTCGTGTTCAGCCAGCCCTGCCTCGCCCAGATGTCATAAGGCACACGATCGTTACGTGCCTTATCCGCCAGACCTTCCTCAGGTAGCCAGAACTTACAGTGCACATCGCCCTGGGTTGTGTTGAGCACCAGCGCTGTCAGGTCCGACACACTGGAAAGGTCCAGCCCGCCCCAGACGGTAGCGCCCGCCAGTTCGCCGGGCTTACGAACGGGCTTTTCGCCTCAACCCTGCGGTTTAGTACAAGGTTCTCAAACTCAGCCTGGCGCGACGGCAGGCGTTTTGCGCTGGCGGCCATATCCAGCACTTCTTTCTGGTTCATGAACACATCGAAGGCCGGGTTTGCCAGCCTGATGGCTTCAACAGAGAAAGGATCGATATCTTCCGGCGCGGTCTGGAGCCTGACCACCGTTCGCGGATCGGCCCCGGTCAGGCCATCATCAATCAGCAGGCTGAGCAGGTCGCTCGCATCGGGTGCCTGGGTGCTGATGATTACCGAGATAGGGTTGTCCTGAGCAGCGGTCGCGGTTTCCAGAGCTTCATAAA